TTTTCTCAGTTTTTAAACTATTTTGTAGTAGATCTTTTACAATAGATTGTGGGTTTCCATTTAATGGTTTTGCTACTCGCGTAATTTCATTGACTAATACTTCTTTAGAAATCAGTCCTAAATTATATGCTTGTTTGTTCTGTCTTGCAAATCTATTCTTAACAGTCCATACAATCAATTTGTATTCATATAATTCTTCAGATGCTGTAGTTAAAACTGTTATAGTTACCTCTTCTCCTCCCTGAATAGGCAATCCTTGTAATAGACCGCCACTGTCAACTACTTCCATGATGCCAGACAGGAAAGGAGCATCAATTCTCTCGACATAATCAAAAGAGTTGATAAGAGTTTTGATTTCCTGGGGACCCTTATCATTATTTGGTTTGATTTTTACACTCTTTAGCAGAAAATCAGTTGGTTTAGAAAATTGTGCCATGATTATGTAAGAACAGAATTAAGTAACCAACCAGGAGTAATTTGAGATCCAGATGCTCCAGCCATAGTGGATGCCATGATAGGTTGACTGGAACCATTGGACTGCTGACTCTCCTGAATAGGCATTGTAACAATTGCTGGTTGTAATTGTGATTGCCTTTCGTTTGCAGAAACAAGTGCCGATGCTTGTAACACTTCGGGTTGTGTAGAAGCACTGGAAATATTCAACTCTTCTCTAGCAGTGCCAATTTTTTCTAAGAGTTCTACTTGTTTATTTTCTAATTCGTCATCTCTTTTCTCGATTAGTTGCATAAAAGCTTTCTCGTCAATTTCATTTCCATTTAAATTGAAATACGTGAATTTCTTTATAAATCCATTATCAAAATAACGCATTTTTCCAACACCAGGAATTACCAGATCTTCATTTGATTTACTGGAACGTCCAATTCTATGAGCTTCGCGAAGACCCGCTCCTGCTTTGGTAAGTGCTTCAGGAGTTAGTGCAGCACGCATTTTTTTGATGCTATTACTCTCAGTCTCCAAACTCTGAAGTCTTTCTTGTGGGTTACCAGTAGATGGTTCTGGCGTTACTGGTGGCGTATGTGGTGGAACAAGTTTTTCATGCTCCTGTTTTGCCTTAGCATCTGTCATAGGAGCACTGATATTATTTTTCGCGTCCTGAAGATATTGTGTTGGATCAATATTGTTTCCATCTTTATACATTTCAAAGTGTAGGTGAGTCATTTCAGTACCATTGGCGTCATAATATTGCAATAGATCGGCAATTTTTTGTCCGCCATATACCATATCACCTACACGCAGATCACTTCTAGGAACATGGTGTAGATATTTTGAAACAAATCCTCCACCATGATCAATTGAAATCCTTCCTCCTGGACTACCACCAGTTTCGGAAATTTCTGTAATTTTTCCTGTTTTATACGCAACCACTGGAGCAACAGTATTTCCCAAAGAGTAAGCATCAGTAATGTCAACTCCAGCATGTTCTCTGCCGCCTGGTCTAGGAGCAAGATAATGTTGATTTTTGCTTCTATTTGCCATTTCTCTTTTTGGAGCAGCAAGTGGGTTAAAAGTTTCTCCACTAATCGGTCCAGCGTATGGGGTGAGATTTGTATTGTTATTATTGTTGTTATTGTTTGGATTAAGTAAACCAGATAAGATTCCAAGAGGAGTTCCCTTTAGCATTTCTCCAACTTTTCCTAGACCACCAACGAAAGCATCAACAAATCTTTCCCAACCATTTTTCTTATCAAAATATTGACCTATACCTTGTGCTTGAAGATTAGCATAGGTTTTACTATTGATTCTTTGTGCTTCGAGAATACCCTCACCAAACATCTTGAAAGTTTTTCTTCCCTCCGCACCCTCTAGTGGGAAGACACCTTCTCTTCCTTTTTCACCAACTAGACCCATTGTTGGGTCATCAATAATACCACCAGTAGCAAATGGAGTAACCCCCATATCTCTAGCAGCGAGAACAGCGTCAAGACCAACAGATCCAGCAGTTCCAAGACCAGGAACTGTAGATGCTGCACCAGATGCTAACTCAAGACCTGCTCCAAGCAAATCTCCCTGCAACAATCTCTCTACACCAAAACCAAGACCAGCAATCAATCCAACACCAGGAATCTTCTTAAGTGCTGCTTTTCCTAGTCCTTTTGCTAATCCTTTGCCTGCAATCTTAACACCAGTTTTTTGCAAGCCCTTATTCATGGCTTTTGCGCCAGCACCTGTTAGTGCCTTTCTAGCGCCACCCATTCTACTGAGAGCACCACGACGAGCACCACCAATACGCCTGCGTGCTAATCTTCTTCTAGCACCTCTTTGTCTTCCTTTATCAACTCCACGGTTCATATATCGACCGCTCATGAAATCTAAACCATCACCTAGGAGGTTCATTCCACCTCCAAATAATGCACCTAATCTTCCACCAAATCCATATCCTTTTTCTGCAGTTGTTGCACCAGAAAAATCGTCTTCAGTAAATTGTGATTTCTCAGAAGCAATACGCTGCCTCTCTATCATCTTTTCTTGGAAATTTTCAGAAGCAGCTGCTAACTGTCTTTGCTGTGCTAATTGCTTCTCTGCAATAGAAACTTGAAGTTGTCCTAGAGATTGAACGCTTTCAACGACTTTTACGTTTACTCTCTGAACTCCATCAATAGCAGTAATACTACTGTTGCTGGTCTGAACGATTAATTGACCGATCTGATTCAGAATTCCAGCAAGATCTTTGATTTCCGTTGCTGTCGTATTAACAGTGGAAAATCCAGCAGCGTTTGTCTTAGTTCCTTTATATTGTGTAATCTCACCGCCAAGAATCTCAGGATTGATTGCTTCAGATCCTGCTCCTATCAATCTTTGCGCTATACCACCGCCGCCACCACCTAAGATGCCAGAAGGTCCACCGCCACCTAAAAGTCCTGCAGGTCCACTACCAGAATCGGAAGCAACACCACCACTATTATCGGTATAATCAAATCCACCCCTAAAACGAGATGCCTGTGTTCCTGTAGGATCTCTTCCTGCTGGAGGATCAGTTTCAAATCTACCTCTAGTTCTAGCAATCCTATCTCCACCAAAACTAGATCCTAATGCTCTCTTAAAAAAGAATCCTCTTGGTGGACCTTTAAAATCTGCATTATCTGGAGAATTTTCAGCTTGTTTCTTAGCATATGCACGCTCTGTGCGTGCCATATCGGATGATTTCTTAATCCTACTTCCAATAGCACTAGCAATATCACCGAGTAAATCGGATTGCCCTCTAACGTCTGTTGGTGATAGATATCCGTGTGCCATTATCGTTGCCTAGCTGCCGCTTCCTGTTGTTGTTTTACTTGATCCAAATGTTGCATTAATAGAGAAACATAGACTTGTCTCTCAAATGGCATCATATTTTCTATTTCACTCAAGCTATATTTATGGTGCTGCATCAAGGCAAAATTAGTCTTATAATACCCTTCCAGAGAGTTATGGAAGAGTGCTATCCGAAAAAATTGTTTAGCCCCGAAATAGCAACAGTATTCTCTACTCCTGTATTTGGATTTTTGAAAACAATGGTATGTTTTAGTTTTGGGGCAGTTTCAAAGAATTTTTGAATTTTCTCAAATTGACTATTTGTCATATTTTCCATAAACGTGACAAATTCTTTCTTACTAGTAGTAGAAGAATCGTAAACTTCTTCACCATCAAAAATTTGATCGATACATCCTGCCACAATTTCAATAACACCATCTGCAGATGGAGCAGAACCAATAATTGAAGATCTTACAAATTCGTTAAAACTTGGATATTTCATAATAATACCCATATCATCAGATAGCATGATTTTGTTATCATGACCCTCTGGTTTCTCCACTTTGACTTCCGTCAAATTGAGATTATACTTAATTTGAGTTTCTCCATCATCTTCACATAATAGCATCAATTCGACAATTTCACCAACAGACACCGCACGGATCTGAAGGAAAATATACTCTAAATCAAAAACTGCCAAATCATCTATTTTTACGCGAGATTGAATACAACCTTTCAATAGTTGCTTTACAGCATCTTCAATCTGCTTTTCGTCCTCTGATTCTAATGCTAGTAAAAGTAGTTTTTCTTCTTTTACAACAAAAGGACGATATTTAATCTTTTTCCCGTTTGAGGGGATTTCCAACTCGTAGGTTGGAAGCACAACTTGTGGTAATGCCATAATGTTTAGACCAGATCATATGTATATTTAGCGCGACTTTTTGACCCTAAAATTAGCGGAAAAAATTTTCCCACTTTTATGGAACTGAAAAATTGATTTTAGGGGGTAGGTGGCGCTGGATTTGGTATTATTGTTGGATTAATTCTAGCTTTATCCTTCGCAGCAGTAATATCTCTATTGATAGTGTAATGTCTTTGATATTTAAATTGTGCTGTTACTTTAGTTACCTGTGATGATCCAAATTGTAGAGGAATTGCATCAATTGCATATGGATAAGCTTTTTCCAGAACATATGTAATTGGACGACGCTGCGTAGTTGAATCTGGACCAGATTCAGTCTTTGTAATTAAAATATTTGCTGCGTAAGAATCTCTATAATTTAATCTTGTGACTCTAGATTCTCCAGTTCCTTCATCTATAAAAATAGTATCATACCAGTCATTCAAATATTTCAATATTGATAAATTAGCGTCCAACATAAATCCTAACTGAAGTTCAGTAAATACCCTAGTATGCGGATAATCTACGTTACCTACTCCACTATAAACACCGTTAATACTTCCTGTTGCGGTATTAACATTAGGTAGTTGCGCTTCATCACACATAAAAGCAAATGATTCTCCAAAGACTGTCTCGCCTTGAACTGATACTGGAGATCCCTCAACCATAACAACAAAGTTATTACTGAACGACATGCCGCCGCGCTTTGCCACATGACTAAGAAAATTATCTATTGACACGCTAAATACCTATGTTGGTCCTTCTATATTTATGGCGTACTCTGGATTTTACAAACCTGTAAATCCTGGTAAGTATCGTGGCAATCCAACTCGCATCATTTATAGATCACTTTGGGAACGAAAGTTCATGGTGTTCTGTGATAATAATCCCTCGATAATAGAGTGGGGGAGCGAAGAGGTTATTATACCTTACCGTGCTCCCGATGGTAGAGTGAGACGATACTTTCCAGACTTTTACATCAAAGTAAAAGAAAAAACAGGTAAGTTAACCAAATATATTATCGAGATTAAACCCAAGAAACAAACATCACCCCCGAATGAGAAAAACAAAAAAACTGCTGCCTATCGTAATGCTGCTCTGACATACGCAAAGAACTACGCAAAGTGGTCCGCTGCGCGTGAGTATTGTGAAGACAGGCAGATGAACTTCTTAATACTTACCGAAGATCACTTAGGAGTCTAGAACAATGGCAACTGGTTTTTCTACCATCCAGCGCAACACAGTCAATAAAGATCCTGGATATAAAACACTCTTTGAAAGAGTAACTGCTGCTACAGGAGGAGAGAAGAAATCACTCTCTTGGTATCGTAACGCTGTAAAAGCAGAAGCAAGCAAATACAAAAAGAACTTCAGCAAATATATATTGGAGGAAAAAAGAGATAGAGTTGGAGCAGCAAAAGAACAAGACAAGAATGAACTGCGTAGATATACAGTAGCGGGTCATCTGTATATGTTTGAGTATAAGGCAAAGATGAAGTGGTTGCCTTACTATGATAGATTTCCTTTAGTCTATTGCATTAAAGCACCAGGCAAAGAAGAATTCTGGGGTGCTAACCTACATTACCTATCACCAAAGAAAAGAATCGCTACGGTAAAAAAACTGATCCAAGGTAGAGTTGACATACCTAAGGTATGTTTCCATAAATATCTTAGTAACCATGTAGACGGTCTATATCTTGACCTCGCCGCTGATGAATGGGACACCGCCATTCTCCTGCCAACCGAGGACTATGTGAGAAATATCAATGGAATGGTATTCCCTATCGACAGACAAACTGTTTGGGAAGACACTGATGAGAAGTTCTACGATAAAATCACA